CTATAAAATTAATATATATGTAACACAATTATGGCTCTAAAAAAAGTAGATTTTGCACCTGGTTTTAATAAACAAAGCGTACCCTCTGCTCTTCCTGGACAGTGGGTAGATGGCGATTTTGTACGTTTTAGATACACAGCACCCGAAAAAATAGGTGGTTGGGAACAACTAACTGCTGCATCTAAGACTTTACCGGGCGCTGCTAGAGCGCAATTAGCTTGGACTTCTTTAGCGGGAGAACGTTATGCTGCTATAGGAACCTCTCAAGGTTTATTTTTATATTACGGTAATGATTTTTTTGACATTACTCCATTAGATACAGCTATTACAGGATGTACATTAACAACTGTTAATGGTTCAAATACTGTAACTATAAATAAAGGATCTCACGGTTTAGCTAAAGGAAGGTATGTAACATTATCTGGTGTGACAGTAACAGGTGCTTCCGATTACACAGCAGCAGAATTAGAAAAAGTTTATGAAATATTAACTGTTCCAGACATAGATAAGTTTACAGTTCAAGCTTCACGAGCAGAAGGAGGAACAGGCATGACTGCAGCAGGTGCTGCAACTGTTAATCCTTATGTTGAAGTAGGACCAACGTTTCAAACTGCAGGTTATGGTTGGGGCACATCTTCTTGGGGTGCTGATACTTGGGGGACAGAACGATCTACTAGCAATGTAACTTTAGATCCAGGAAATTGGAGTCTTGATAATTTTGGTCAAGTATTAGTTGCAACTATATTTGATGGTAGAACTTTTACGTGGAACGCTGGAGCATCTGGAGCTCGGGGTATTCGAGCATCACAATCTACATCTGGTTTTGTAACAACAGGTAACCCAACAGCGTCTAGATTTACATTAGTTTCTGACAGAGATAGACACTTATTTCATTTTGGAACAGAAACAACTATAGGTGATTCTACAACTCAGGATCCTATGTTTGTAAGATTTTCTAACCAAGAAGATTTAAATACCTATTTACCTACCGCTACTAATACTGCAGGTACTTTTAGATTGGATACTGGAAATGAAATTAGAGCTGCTCTCCAAGGTAAGGATTATGTCTTTGTATTAACAGATCTTGCTGCTTATGTAATTCAATTTGTTGGTCCACCTTTTACTTTTAGTGTTAGACAAGTGGGTACTAACTGTGGATGTATTGGTCAACATGCAGCTTCTTATGTTAATGGTGCTGTGTATTGGATGTCTAATGAAGGTGGGTTTTTTATGTACGATGGTACTGTCAAAGCCCTACCTTGTTTAGTGGAAGACTTTGTGTTTACAGTTCAGAATGGAAACCTAGGTCTTAATTTTAATTCCTCCGATGTTATTTATTCTTCACCTAATTCTTTATATACAGAAGTAAATTGGTTTTATCCAAAAGATGGATCGGATCAAATTGATCGATGTGTGACTTACAATTATCAAGAAAATGTTTGGACTACTTCATCATTAGCTAGAACTACGTATCAAGATCAAGGAGTCTTTATCAAACCGTATGCAACTGATTATGTAGACACAGCTACTCCAGTATTTCCTGATATATTAGGTATTACTAATCTATACGGAGCATCAATATACTACGTTCACGAAACAGGAAACGATCAAGTCAATAGTTCAGGTAGAACTTCCATTAATGCTTTTATAAGATCTGGAGATTTTGATATTGATGACGGAGAACTATTTATGTCAATGAGAAGATTTATGCCTGATTATAAATTTTTAGTAGGTAATTCTAAAGTAACATTATTTATATCGGATTATCCCTCCGATACTCAAACAGGCTCACCTTTAGGTCCCTTTACAATAACAGCCACTACTGATAAAGTAGATACAAGAGCTCGAGGAAGACTACTATCTCTAAAAATAGAGAATGATGCTGCAGGTGAAACTTGGCGTTATGGTAGTTTTAGAATGGACGCTCAACCAGACGGAAGGAGATAACATGCCACTTACTAAAAAAGGTAAAAAAATAATGAAATCTATGAAAGATAGATATGGTAAGAAAAAAGGTAAAACTGTATTCTATGCTTCAAAAAATAAAGGCAAAATAAAAGGCGTAGATAAAACTAGAAAATAATGGCTAAATTAACTAATTACATACCAGAACCAGCACAACAATATGATGTGGAGAATCAAAGACAAATTATTGAGTCTATGACAACAATGAAACAACAACTTAATTTTTCTTTTCAAGAAGATTTAAAAAATGAACAAGACGCATTTAATTACTTTTTATCATGACAATACAATATAAAAGTTCAGTATTTGATCTAACTACAACTAACTTAACTACAGTTCTAACTATATCTGTATCGGCAGTGGCTATTCTAAAAATGGTGCAGACAGTTCACGACACAGCATCCAATGTGGATACAGATTTATATGTAACAAAATCGGGTGGTTCTAATATTCAAATAGCTCACGAAACAATTAATAAATCTACAGTAAATATGTTAAAAGACACCTTGAATTTAGAAGCAGGAGATGTTATAAAGATGCAAGCAGATACAGCAAATGAAATAACAGGTGTTGTAAGTTATGCACTTATAAATAGACAGAATGAAAACGGATAATATACATAAAATAGATTGCACAACATTAACAATTTATAGAAATACAAAAACAGGAGAAACGTTTAAAGAGAAAGTAGAGGGTCCTGATATTGTAACCGATGTTACAGTTCAAGTCTCACCGAAAGGATTGGATGTTTTCCAGAAAGTTATGAATGAAAATAAGAAACCAAAGCCCTAAAGGCGGAACTGAATTACAACTAGGTTTTCTACATCAATACGTAGATAAAAATTTATTAGATCAAGTACAAATTTGTACTAGCGTACCAGGTAAAGTACCTTTAGATCCAACTAAACTTAATATACTTTGGCAAAAAAACTCTTACGATCAACCTAACATACACCCATGGTTTATGGATAAAAGTAATCACCGTAAATACGACTGGTATGTATTTAATTCTCATTGGAATTATGAAAAATTTAGAATGATGTTTGGTATCCCAACGGAAAAATGCATAGTTATTAAAAATGGAGTTGAAAAAATTCAACAGTCTAAACCTTATGAAAAAGGTCAACCTATAAAAATTATACATCAAAATACTCCCTGGAGAGGCTTATCTGTTTTACTTGGTGCAATGCAGCTAGTTAAAAATCCATTGATTACATTAGATGTCTATTCTTCTTGTGAAGTATATGGCAAAGACTTTATGGAAAAAAATGATCACAACTATAAAGCATTGTATGAACAAGCCGAGTCTTTACCTAATGTAAATTACATTGGTTACAAACCAAATGAATACATTAGAGAAAATATAAAAAATTATAATATGTATGTTTACCCTAGTATTTTTGAAGAGACTTCATGTATATCTTTGTTAGAGGCAATGTCGGCAGGATTATACAGTATTGTAACAGACTATGGAGCTTTGTTTGAAACAGGTGCAGAGTTTCCGATGTATATTCCTTATGATAATAATTACAGAGCTTTAGCTGAAAAGTTTGCTTATGGTATTGCTGCAGCAGCAGAAACTTTACACGAACCACAAATACAGAACCATTTAACTACTCAAGCTAATTACGCACAGATATATTATTCTTGGCCTAAGCAAGCATCTGCGTGGACAACATTTTTAAAAGGAGCTCTTAATGCCAAAGCCAAATGAACCCATATGGTTTAATGTAGACAAAACCGAAACTGCTAATAATGACACCTATCAAACTATTAAGACCAACAAAGTAGATACTAAAGTAACGGAAATAAATGTAGGAACTTCTCCTCACAGAATTATGGTTTGTACTCCTTGTCATAGTGATGTTAGTATGCATTACACTCAAGCAGTATTAAAGTTCCAACAAGCTTGTTGGAAACAAGGTATTTTGTGTAGTTTTACATTACTTAAATCATCTTTGGTAACACAAGGTCGAAATCTATGTGTAGCAGAGTTTTTAAATCATCCTGATAATTACACTCATTTATTATTTATAGATTCTGACATTGACTTTACTTATAAAACTATTTTTAAAATGTTAGACTTTGATAAAGATGTTATATCTTGTCCTTATCCTATGAAGTTGATTAGTTGGGATAAAATATGGCGAAGAGTCAATACAAAAGAAGATGCTATTAAAAATGAAAAAGACCTGGCTACTGCAGGTTTTACCTTTCCTGTTAAGGTAGAGGATCGTTATTCTATTAACGTGGACCGAGGATTAATAGAGCTCACTCATGCTCCAACCGGCTGTATGTTAATTAAAAGAAACGTAATTGAAAAGATGATAAAAGAATACCCTCATTTAGAAGTGTATCAGCCCACTAATATTAATGGTAAAGAGGTTAAAAAGGATAATATGTACAATCTATTTGATACCTTACATGATCCTAATACTAAACGTTTTTATGGAGAAGACTTTGGATTTTGTCAAAGATGGACAGATATAGGTGGTAAAGTTTATGGTTATATAGATGATCCTATAACGCACGTCGGAGAGTATTGTTATACGGGTCGATTTAGAGATGATTTATGGCAAGCAGCAAGACCTGTCAAATCTGTTGACGACACTAAAAAAATCAAATAAAGTATCATATTTACAGGATTTCTACGCCTGCTTAACAGTATAAATATATTTAAATTATGGCGATATCTAGATCTTTAATGAACAGACAATTACGAGCAGACGGCGGAATTATGCAAGTCGCACCTAGGGAAAAGTTTGGCCTAGGTAGTTCTATTAAAAAATTTGTTAGAAAAATTATACCTAATGAAGTATCCGAAATAGCAGTCAAAGCTGCTCCTTTTGTTGCACCATTTAACCCGGCAGTTGCAGCAGCAATGTCAGGACTAGGTACGTTTGATCAAACAGGAAGTATTGGAGACTCACTAAAAGGTGGAGCTTTAACTTATGGACTAGGTCAAGGTGCTAGATATTTAGGTGGAGCAGGTTTTCAAGGTAATCCTTTTGCTGCAGATGGCGGAGCATTTAGAGGAGGTCTTGAAGGATTTACTTCAGGATTTACTTC